CTTCCGGCATAGGTTGGGCCGTCCCCCGGCATTGCTGGCAAGTATACTGGCGCCTCGTTTGATTTTGTATCCGTCCCGGTGGGCCGGGAGAACGAGCGGAACTCTATTTTTATTTCTGCTTTTCCATCCTTTTTATTTATGTCTGGGTACCAGTATGTGCTGGTATCTATGGATTTATTTGCAGTAGCTCCATAAAAAGAGTCATCTACAATATCAAGATTTTGATCCTCAAAGAGATAAGGTAACCGATCATTAAACCATACTTGCGCCGGGTTCAGTTCCGGGTGGATTTCAGCATTCTCGCCGGAGTACTCCTCCCCTGATGCCTTCAAATCGGACAGGCTCCCCGTGGGCCCGGCGCAAACTCCGTACCTGTATATTGCTCCATCGGGTAAGATTGCGCCGCCAGACCTGTGGGTTTGCTCTTCAGTACCACCAACTCCACGGGCAGAGATATTAAAAGATGTTGCGGATTTACTGGTATATGAAACTCTCTCGCCATTAATAAGAATTATTCCTGTCGATGGGAAACCGCTTGTGTCTTCCGCGCCGACCACCCCTGTGTATCCCTCCTGCAACTCTTCCGTAAGTTTAGTGTACGGTGGGTTACTATCCAGAAAAACAAGCGGCACCCCTTCAGCTTTTCCAACGGCAACCGGAAATACCTGCTCTCCTGCGGCTTTGTCCCACAATTTCGGATTTTCCGAAACTAGGCAAGAAACACAATCAAAAGAAAAGAGCATTGAGCCCTCTTTTAATGATATAGGATCTTGGCAAAAAAGAATATCAATCAACACGGGCGGATTTGTCATGCCCACGAACCACCTGTACAGTTCTATGCGCTTGTTGTGGATACCCTCGTTGATAATGGGATCTATTATAGCCTTACTCTGATCAGACCTGATAATGGTTATTCTTTGCGTTTTTGTCTCCAGGTTCCCAGGATTGAGAAAAGAGTTTATTTCACCACCGTCTTTTATCTCCCCGAATGACTCAACAAAAGGGTGATATGCCCGCCCTAATTGTGTTTCAATTTCAAGCGGCAACTTAAAATCGGAAAGATAAACGTTCCCGGAATCCATCTTTAGTGTAGCAAGAATTATCTCTTGCACTGGATTCTTATTAAGTTCTGTTATAAAGTCTACTGGCAGATTTTCAAGCATTTTCTTTTTCTATCGAAAATGAAACGTTGTAGGTTTGTGTTTCCTGACCTTCGGCTATTTTTTTTACTACATCCTCACTGGCAAAGTTTATGCTTTTGCTGGTAAATTTGCAATCGTAGCTCGTTCCGTCGTCCTCCTCCAGGGTGAAAGCTTCTGCTATCCCGTCAACCTGATTTAAATGAAAATCAAGCAGCAAGGCGAGCTCGTTTTCAGTCATGCCGGAAAATTTGAATGTTTTGGAGTCAGTGGCAACCGGCCATGTTTGAGTAAAAAGTTCTCCGTTTCCGGCTCGGACAGAAGCCTGGATTTTCTCCACGTCTCCCGTAAAGCTGGTTACGTTTCCGATATCAACAGATACTACATTCTTTGTAAGAATCATTATTCTCTAATTGCCATCCTCTTTAAATCGCTACCAATATCTTTTACATCGTCTCGGCTCATTCCTTCAAAAGTCATATTGAAATTATTGGTAGTCGTCCCCATCTGCTCCACCCTTGCCGATCCGGTCACGCCTTCCTCTATCTGCTCAGTGTTTTGGTTCAGGGCGTTGACGTTTTTGTCAACGCTACCAACAAACCTGTCGATTACTTTTTCCATCTCAAGAGAAAACTTTTTAGCCTCAAGCTCCTGTATTTGCTCTTGTCCTAGCGTCTTGTCACGGGCCTGTAGATCAATAGATGTGAATGAGTCCGGCTTTCCGAATATCGCCTCATTGATTCTTTTTATTATCTCCTCTTCCTCTTTTAGCTTCTCAATTTCTCTCTCGATTCCGGCAACGGTATTGTCAGAAGATATTTCGAAAGTTTTCGCGGAAGAGAAGGCCGCGCGGGCGATATCGCCTTGTGTTTTTTCAACTTCCTTAAGGGATTCAGCAACATCTCTGTTTGATTCAGCAACCTTCCTAACCGATTTTGCGGCTGACTCTGCAATTTTTGGGATTTCTTTAATTTTCTTTGAAGTCTTTTCAGCAGCTTCTCCGGTACCTTCTATTTCTTTCTCAAGGTCTTTTATTTCATCCTTTAGGGTACTTTCAGCGGCTTCGGCTTTCATCAAGGCCCGAATAGCCCTTGCCGCTTCCTCTGATGCCGGGTCAAGATCCTTCATCAGTTTTTTAAGGCCGGAGATTTCTCGCTGAAGAATTTCAAGGGCGGCTTTAGAGTCAACAAGCTTGTCAAATTTCCCTGAAACATCAGGAATATCTTTCATTCCTTTATAGATATCATCAAGAATTTTTTGAGCGTCTGAAATGCCCTCGTTATTTTCCCCAATCTGAGCAACAGCACTCCCATACTGAACAGCAGCTTGCGCCCCGGCCTGCAACTCCCCCGTCATGGTCTGGATAAGCTCTGTTCCATCAGGAAGAACTTCCTTCCATACGCCATCTATCTCTTTCCAAGTTGTTTCAAGGAGTCCGGCGTCATCTACAAATTGAGTTAGCGACCCTGTCGCCTGTGCCGCCCCGGCTGATATGGTAGCCGGTATCTGCTCCCATACTCCATTGACCCGCTCAAGACCCGGTATCAGGCCGTCTATTTCAAATTTTTGCTGCTGGAGTCCTGCAATTTGAGCCTCTATTGCTGCGGATGCTGCCGGGTCAGTATCAATGGTTAGGTAGAGGCCGCGTTCATCAAAAAATTCCTCTTTGGTTGTTTTTAGGGTATCCCTGAGATTTTTTATCTTTTGATTGTAAGAATCAATCTCAGTTTGTCTTGCAAGTTGAGATTCCAGTTCATCAAGTTCGGATGCAAGCTCTATTGCACCGGCTGGATCGGTGTTAATCCTTACGATGTAGTCTTGATTTATTTCATCTATCTTGCTTTTTATTTCTTCTGTTACGGCCCCGATTGGTTTATTTTCATAATTTATATCTATCCCAACAGAGACAGGAGTGTTATTTATATTTGATAACGATTGTTGAGCAGAGTCGGCGTTGATGGACACAGTGTCAAGCTGTTCGGCTGCATCTTTTAACCCTTCTAATTTTAAATCACCACTTTCTGACTTTGTATCCTTTATGTTATTTTTATACTCTTCTATTTTTTTGTTTATGGCTTCAATTTTTGAAAAAGTGTCGCTGAAGGTGCTTTGCTGAACATCATTAAACGACTCAATTTCTTTTATTGCTTCGTCAGCGTTTATATCAAGGCCGAACGTTGCAAAAATCTGAGTAAATCCCAACAAATCATTAAAAGAGTCAACAACCTTGTATACTTGCTCTACTGTCTCCCCTATAACAATGTTTACGCCCTGAGCAGCAAGATACAACCCGCCGAACCCGTTTACAAGAGGGGTAACAATACTGAGTAATGTTGTACTCGCGCTTGTTACACTGGCTGTATTTCTAGCAAACTCTGTGAGGTAGTCGGCAGCATCCTTTATTACAGGGGCCAGCTGCTCGCCAATGGCAATAGCAACAGCCTCAGTTGCAGATTTTAAGGACCGAAGCGCCCCGCCCAGTCCTTCCTCCTGGAACTCTGCTGTTTTTGCGGTTACATCATCAAGAGTTTTTAGTTCTCCATAAAGTTTTCTGATCCTGTCCGCAGAATCAGCAGCGGCAAGGCCAGCGGTTGCCGTGTAAGCTCCAAACAGCTCATAAGCGTCAACGAGATCAATGTTTTTCGCTTTGAGCTGCTCAAGGATTGGAATCAGACCAACAAAATTCCCCAGGGAATCTGTAATAGTGAGATTTAACCGCTCCTGAGCCGCTGCCTGTGAGGCTGTGGGGGCCTGTAACGCGATAAGCATACGTTTGTATGCGTTGCCAGCTTCACCACCCTGAAAAGCGTTGTCAGCAAGTGCCCCAATGACGGCAGATGCACTTTCCAGCTCCTCCTTTGATCCTTTAGCGGCAGGGGCCGCATACTTGAAAGCATCTCCAAGATAGAGAACATTCGCCCCTGATTTTTGAGAGGTGGCCGTGAGAACGTCGTTTATATCATTCAGATCTTCAACTTCTTTCCCGAATCCCCGGAGAACTCCGGTTGCAACGCTGGTTGCATCTGCAAGAGCAATCTGATTTGCTGCCGCAAGATTAAGGACTTCCGGCATTGCTGCGATTGCCTGAGTGACGTCAAAACCCCTCTGTGCAAGCAGGGTTAATGCCTCAGCAGACTCCGAGGCGGCAAACCTGGTACTGGCCCCGGCCTCCTTGGCCGCATCAGCAAGAGCAAGAAATTCGGTTGCCGTTGCTCCTGCGGTAGCCGCTGCCATTCTGACCTGATCGTCAAAATCAGCAAAGGTTTTTACCGAAACTGTAGCAATAGCGGTAACCGCCACACCCACAGCAGCGGAAGCTTTTACGGCGGCTTTGGCTATCCTTTCGAAGCCTTTCTTGGCTGATCCTGTCAGCTTTTCGGTGGCCTTGGCCCCGCGCTCGGTAGCGTCTTCGTACTGCTTTATTCCCCGGACGCTACCAGTTGCGTCTATGTCAAGATAGATTTGCGGCATTATTACCTTTCGTCAAATCGGTCGATCTGAAAACGGCATTTATAATCATCATCATACGACCCGGTAAACGATGCTGTCTGAATGATGGACCCGGTTTTTCTCGGAGCATCATTATCGGTGAGCAGGCAACGAGGAATGCAGAAAGAGTACCCTACATCCTCAGTGCCGGGGATAGATAGATCAAGAGAGAACGGTGTAGATTCACGTAACCATTCATAAAATTGACTATCTGTGAACCCTACAGATATTGTCCCCGACAAGCCAGCTTTTCCCGGATCTAGTCCACAGGCCCCCAGCACAAAAACACCTTTCCTTTCAGTTAGTTCTCGGGTCATGGACCAGGAAACAGATTGAACAAGACACCCGGCCACCTGCCCGACACCATTAATACTGATCGTGCCGGTGTCATCCGCAGTGGTAAAAACTTTGTACTGTGTAGGGGTAACCAGGGTTTCGCCAGGGTACTGTTCATCGTTAGGTTTCAGCTCCCCCCCCATGCCCTGAATGTTGTATGTGTACTTGATTTCACTTTCAATCTCAAATGAGTAATCAACCGAATTTGGCTTGCACCCAATGTAATAGTCACGCAAGTCAATGTCGTCTTGATGAGCCTGAAATACCACAGGTGTTTCGGTTTGGCCGTTTCTGATCATTTCGCCGCAAATTGTGCCTGCTGCAATCGCTTCCGCTGCCGCTGGCTTTGGGCTTAACACAAAAGAGCTACCGCCATCGGTGCCGGTCAAGGTGTAGATGCCGTCCGTTGTGGCCGTTCCTGAAATTTTAACTTTCTGTTTATTCTTGATATTGTCCGGTGTTGTCGCCATCCCGGAAAGATCAAGATTGCCCGAAACCTCATCGTATGTGGCCCCGGAGAGATCCAGCTTTTTAGCAGCCGAATGAATCTGACTCCATGCCCCTGCGTAAATGCCAGACCTCAACAAAGTGTCATCTTCCCCGGAAAAAAGAGGGCTTAATGGAATTGGCACCCCACCTGCAACATCAAGGCCAGTAACAGAAGGATCGCCCACGCCGCCGTCTGGCTTGGGAACCGTGCTTTCCGTGGTTTTGAGTGTTGATTTTAAAGTATCCCCTGCCTCAAGATCAAAAGGAATAACAGTAAAAACAGGATTCTCAGGCACCACCTTTGGCGTTGCCGCGTTCTGTTCGCAATATGATAATTGTGCATTTTCGCCAGTAGCGCCCATCAGTTCACCTCTTCACATCCTTGATAATTAAAATCAATAATAACGTTTCTTTGGTACCACTCCGACCTCTTGCCGACTCTTTTTGTAATTCCATTCCCGCATTCAAGCGGACCGTCCGCCCAAAAGGTCATAATGTTTTTTAGTTCACTGCAAAATCTTGAAATTCTTGCCGTCCCGTCTTTTAAGGGGACAAAAACAGAAATAAGAATAAATCCTGTTGCGTTTATTTTCCTTTTTGATACTCTGTTTTGCTTGAAAACCCCTGCTGACTGAGTGACAGAGATTTCAACTTGAGGCCGAATATAAGCGACTCCATTTGTTTTGGTAAAAAACTCATTCTCAAATTCAATTGGCGTTTCTGTCCATTTTTCTTTGAGTCTCGATTTTATTGAATTTTCTAAAAAAACGTCCATAATCAAATGTCATATTTTTTTGCACTCAATGCTTTGCACAATTCTTCGGCCTGTTTGTATAACTTCTGCTGAGTCGGCTTGACCATCGGCTGAGCCTCCATGCTTGGCGTACCGTCTTCAAGGAATTTTATATATGCAGTATTGTTGTATAATGTAACTTTTGAATTGTGTCTTATTTTTGATCTATTGGCCTTAAATGTTGCATCTTGGTACTGGTCTTTTTCGGATCCTTTTGGTTTTGTTTTTATGTTGTCTACAGAGTCAGAATCAACAGAAACGTCCCAGTTATTACGGGCATAACCTGTGTCTTTTGCGGTTAGCTGGACAAGGGAGGTGAACCCATCAAGAGAAAGTTTCTGTATTGCTGTTCTTGTGTCTCTCTTGCTCAGGGCGGCACACTCCTCCATTGCCGCCCTGAACTCATTTCCGTTAGTAACCTTTCTCATTAAGTTAGTGTTGCTGTTAACGTTCCCGCTCCTGCTTCATACGCATCAACTGCAATGTACCAGAGCGTTTCTACCGAGTTGACCAAATCACATTGTTCATCAGTTAAGCCGACCTCTGTTGACAAGTCATCATAATCGCTATCTGTTGGCCTCTCTCCTGCTTTGACATATAAGTCAAGATCACCTGTTAATCCGGCAAGAGTAACCGTCAAGGCCGTATGACTTGCACTTGATTTAATTTTATAAAAACCGCCAACCCCGGCTGACAGGTCAACAGAAACAGGATTTCCAGAAGTCAATTCAATATTTACCGGCTCTTTGTAAAATACCGCTCTTGCTCGGTAATGATTATTACTTGCCGGGGTAAAATCCTCATTATAGCAGCTCAAGAATATATCTGAATTATCGTCGTAACTCAACTGCCCCAATTCAGAACCATCCCCCTCATTAGAGAGTGCCTTTGTCTCATCAACAACGGCCACCCCAGAAGAAACATCTATAGTGCTGATAATTAAATTGTTTCCGTCGCTGTATTGTAGTATGCAATAGTCAGTGTTCGGTATCCACGCCCCGGTTCCGTACTTTGATTCTGTCCCAAGGCTCCCAAGCTCAATCGGTTGCGTAAAACTGACCACTCCGCCAGCAGAAACCGTACAGAACATAACCAACAGGAGGCCACCCGATGACATTAACGCAATAAACCTGTCATTGCTACCATCTCCAATCAATGCAACAGGATTACTCCATGTGTAATTGTATGAATTTATAGGGAAATTTGTATCAACAAAACTAGAAAGAACTCCAGCCGCGTTAACAGACTGCACAATAAAACCTATTCTCCTGGTGTCAGCGGTGCTGTTGTACAGGTTTGCTATGTAGGCAAATTTTCCACCATCTCCGAATGCGCCTGAGCATATATTACTCTCGACATCAACATATTCTTGCGTTGCATTCCACACGGGATTTTCAGAAATCTCGTAATTGGTGAAAATACCATTATTACCTAGCGACGTGCTTCTTGTATATGGTTGAAAATCCCCTGATGCAAATTGCATCAGTATTACCAACTTGTCAGTTGATTCAACATAGGTCAGTGCCGCGCGGCTACAGTTTAATGCGTCCTGATATGACCCTGGAATTGGGTAATCATCGCCGGGGGCATATTCAGTCAATGAGAGACCGCCTCCAGCAGCAATATACCCACGTATAACACCGAAATCTTGCCAACTTCCTACGGCCTTATTTTCTCCACAATAAATAAATTGACTGTTTGCATAATCAGGGGAATTTGGAGACGTGAACGATTGGGTTGCGCCTTGCGTAACAGCTGGATAGTCCCCTATATTTATACCATCAAGTGACCACACAACAGTTTCATAGCTTACTGTCGTGTTGTCGTCCTGAAAAAATGAAATAAATCTTCCATTACCTATCGAGACATTGAAATTGTTAGTATAATTACCTTTTACGGGCCATGTGTCCGGCCTAATTATATTGTAATCACTAGTCACGCTGAGAGAAAATTCAACAGGCGGTAATCCATCGAAAAAATACTGCTTCCAAATTGTGCCAGTGGGAACGCAATCGTCAGGATTGATTGTTGACTGATGCAGGGTTATTTGATCGTTAGCCCCTGATTTAGAGACTAAAACCCGATGCTGAACACTAACCCCTGCCTCAACCCCGTCATAATGCGGATAATGGAATTTAAAGGAACAGCGATTTTCGCTATTAGCCTTAATAGTGACGGTTCCTGTTTGCCCGTCTGCCCAGTCCTCAGAGCCTATTTTTTGCTGTCCCTTAATCTTGAGGACTCCACCATTTGCACCGCCCATGACATGAACTGAATAATCACACCCTATCATAACCTTGGGGTGGCCGCCAGTCGCGGCTGGAAAAGTTGACCCGGTCCCGTTGCATACTGCATAATCTTGAGTAAGAACTTGCGGAAAAGCATTTTTGTTAGGAATGACTATCATTATCTTGCCTTTTTTTTAATTTGTTGTGACCAAACATCCAGCCGTTATCAGATCGGCCTTGTCTGTAATACCTTGACCGGTCGGCGCTGCATTTCCTGTTCCGCCCAGAAGTATAGAGTCGCCTGTTTTGAAATTAACAGCCTTGGCATCAGCTAAAATCAGGTTAACAGCAGTATCAGTAAGGAGATTATCAGTAAGATTTAATGTTACCGGTTGCGTCCTATCAACCTCTGGCGTAAATCCTCCAGCAAATCCGGTCAATTGATTGTCATAAAGATTTATTATCTTTAGCCCTGGCAAGTCGGTAAACGGTGGAATAGTTCCACCGGCTCCTGTTTCACCGTACCATATCTCTTTTAGAGATTGGTTGCCGCTCCAATCTGTAGGCAAAGAAGTAAAGTTATTAACCTTGCCGAATAGGTTAACAAGGGAATTGCACCCTTTTATATCCGGTATAGGCCCTGAAAGTTGGTTGGTCCTGATCCATAAAGCATAAAGTTCAGTAATTCCAGATATAGGCGGATGCCCTCCGGAAAGCTGTTCTCCGTCAATGCTAAAAAACTCTAATAGGTTTATATTGTTATCGTCATAAATCCTTATCGGTGTTCCTGCTACCGGGGTGCCATAGGTATGGCTTGCCGTTTCGGCAACTCCAGTTCCGACAATCTCATAAATCCCTCCTGGACCGTCAGAAAAATCAAAGGTTAATTTTTCCCCAACCGGCATACGGGTTACGATCTCAACGGGGTTCGGGCTCGATGCTGTGGTGTAAAATGTGTGCCACGGCTCAACGTCAGCGGCAAATTTTTTCATCCATACAACATTACTTAACATGCTCTTACCCAACCTCTACAGGTTCGCTGCCCCATATAATATCTGATTCATCCGGCCCCGTAGCAAGGAGGACAATAAGCAGCTCTGTGTTTGCTGTTGCCGTTGTGTCAACCGGTTTTGATTCTAGTATTTTTTTGCCTGTCGGGTAAGTTAAAGTGACGTCTGACGCGCCAGCCTTGACCAGCACAGAAACCTCTTTCACTTCCCCTACAGTTGGCCTGTTAGTTGTTGACAGATTTATTGTTATTTCGTTTGTTGCGTCAACTATTTGCAGCTTTTCTGCGTCCAGGTCAATTACATAGTCGCCTGGTGCGCTTATTGCCGTTGTGCCTGCCCCATTGGCAACATTCTTAAATGCTACGCTATCAGTGGTATCAAGATTTTGACTAAAAAGTTCATCTGCCCCCCCGGCCCGATGATCTGAAGCATGATCAGGAACCCCCGACAGCCCTCCCCCGGCTATTGCTCCAGGGACTAAGCTGCGAACATCCGTGTTTATTTCGAAAATTGTGGTTGCTGATGCTGTCCTCCTAGCAACTACCCGCCCGACGTAAATTGATGCCCCGGCATAAGGTTTTGGGATATTCAAATCTGCTGTTTGATCTGGATCTGTATAAGCTTCAGTTTCAGAATTGTATCCAGCATTTGGTTTGAGTAAAAACAGCCCTGTTGTGTCATCAAGATGAGCTATAAATATAATATAAACGCAGTACTGATTTATATTGGATGACCCATCAGAGTACGTCTCGACTTCATGCAGATTGGTTAAGGTGGCATCAGGTACCAACTCATCATTATTTACGAAAAATTCCGCCGGAGACGATATGCCGGAAACGTCATGAAGGTGCATCCGGTAAAGCTGCCCAGATGCTAAGGCAAAATTCACGGTTGCTGTTCCTGATCCTGAAGCCGTCAACAGGAGACCATTTTCAAAAATACAAGGCTGCTTCCTCCTTGCCTCGTTTATGTGTTCCATGTGCCCGTTATCGCCGGGCGTAAATACATGGTTTCTATGTGTTTTTCCTAGAACACCCCTTGTTACGTGAAAGGCGGCGGTACGAACGTAATACTCTCCCATTGAGGAGTGTGGAGCCTCTGGGAATCCAGTTATGTTTGATTCGAGTAGCCCGGTAGAATGGTTTATAAAAACATAGTTTGTTTGCGGGCTGGAGTCTGTACCAGCAACAAGGATGACAGATGTAATCGGGGTGCAGTCAAGAGTTTTTGTTTCTCCCGTGGCTCTATACCTAATATCACCACCGTCCTTTTTCTCTAAAAGAAAGAATACATTAGATCCATCGCTGGAAATCGTTACGTCTGGTTCATCAAGAAGCGACCCTACAAAAAAATTAAGATATTTGTCGGCCTCGTTTGCGCATTTACGCAGCGCCTCCAGTGACGGGGCGGTTTCCCCGTTGATAAAATTATTATCACCTATTGGCGGTTGAGTTCCTTCAAAATTTCCCGGTATCTTGTCAGCCATTTTTATACACTAATCCTGTTTTTTTTATTCCGCTGGTTCCCATCCTAGCGGGGCCTCTCCGAGGGTGGCACGACCACCCAGGCTATAAGTTACCCAAAAAAATAGTCTGCTGCTACATATACAGTCGGGCTGGTATCTCCTGGATTGACAAGACTTTCATGGGCTGTAACCTCTTGTCCAACTGCTACCGATTGACCCACAAGGCGGTATCTCACCTCTGTATCTACAGGGACACCGGCTATATAGTCGTCATACAGGGCAATGGTTGCCCGCTCTTCGTCGTTTTGGCTGGCCCTGATCCACTCAAACTCCTGCCCAGAAACGTCGGCCCAGGCCCCTGCATTCTCTGATTTCTGGAGTTTGAAAAGGGCATCACCGCCACTCGTTCCAGCGGCAAGCAGGGAGACAGAAGCATTGTATGAGAATCTCACATTAGGGTATCCAGCCGCTTCGGACGGAATAGTGACTATGGTTCCCTCTATTTCCTCATAAACGCCAACACTCAACGGGTTGGCTTCCGGCTCGGACGGTGGAGCAAACCATATTGCATCAGGTACCAATATTTCAACAGTCTGTGATACTTGAGAACTGTTCTCGATAGTTGGATTTATAATACCATCTTCAATTTCAACAGTCTGTGATACTTGAGGGTTGTTTTCTGTGGTTGGGTTTATTACTCCTTGCAGTGTCTCAACAGACTGTGTTACCTGCAAAGTGTTGTCAGTTGATATTTCTTCTTGAGGAAGATCTTGATAATTCCACTCAACGGAAATTTTTACAGTGGGAGGAGGGTTCCCGACGATGTTGGCTGAATCGTGCAGCACCATTGTTTTTGCGGGGTCTGTTATTTTCCCTACAAGACGGTACTTCACCTCGATCCCTGCCGGTACCCCGGAAGGGTACTCTTGATGAAAAGCTATTGTATACCGCTCCTCCTCCCCTGTAATGAGAGTGAGGGGACCGGTCATTTTTGAAACGTCCTGCCAGTCTTCCGCTTGCCCCTCTGGTTGCATAGAACGCTGCAAGATAATATCCGCTTCTCCAGCGCTGGCCCCGGTGGCCTGGACCTGAAAAGATGCAGAGTATTCAATTCTGGCTTTGGGCTGGAGTGAACCAAATACGGGAATACCGTGGTCAGTCCCGGTAATAAATTCGTAACTTTGCGTTAACGATTGCGCTGTTACTGTTTCGGTATTCCTAATGTAAATCATATCACTAAATAATAGTTCTGATTCGCTATTGATATTAATTGCATTAAAACAATCAATACTAACCGCTAATATATCTTGCCCACTTTCCGCTAGAGGCTTTGCGCCTATTTCAATATAGCCTTTTATCGGGTCAGCGGAAAGAATGCCAACAACAACCCATTTTTTTAACTCTTCATCAACAAATATCGAGTCAATGACCGGATCTTTGCTGATATCGCACCACGGAAAACCTATCAGCTTATCTATTTGATGATATTTCTCATCATCAATATTTTTTGGGTCAACTTCATAAAATATACAGTCAATCTCTTCTGTGTACTTTATGTCGAGTATTCGCCGTTCTTCTTTATATTGCGCTTCAACCTCATGATATTGACATAAAATTAAAGCTCCGCCCTTAGATCTTACAAGGGGCCATTTTTTACTAATCAGTTCTGCATACTTTGTACCGTCGCGTTTTTTCATTTTTCATTTCTTTAAAACTCAACGGTTCCTAAGTATGTTTCACTATCAAAAGTACAGGTACAGTCTTTTGATAAAAGTTTTTTAATATAATCGGTAAATAAATTATCTTCTCCGGCCTGCTCCTCTTCTTCATTGTAGAATTGGAGTTCAACGGGACCGGCCTTTAATTTTTTTAATGCCTGTTCTGCCTCAGCTTCAAGCGTTCCGCTCTGGATCTTTGCCAAATTGTATGCAAGCTCACATTGAGCAATCTTAACACTTTCAGGCACCTCATCCCATTCCCACTCGCAATATATTACTATTTGAGAATAACCACTATTAAGAGCTTTTTCTTTTAAATCAAGATCATAAGTCGCCCATTCTTCACCGCCGATTTGCATTGAAAAATATTCGTCTGCATATTCGACTGTTGCAAATGAGTCCTCGCTTAATAACATTGGTAGCCTTTATTTAAAAAGAACGCCGCCCTGACGCAAAAAAGGAGGAAAACGAAAGGGCGGCGCGTGGTGCTTACTTATGATTTACATACTCCAACAAGATACGCACTAACCTGCTGACCTGTCGCATCGTAATCTGACGTAACAACGATTTTTGCATACATCTCTGCCAGATCACGGGGCGGGATGAAATCAGCAAGCAGTGCTTTTGCTGCGTAAGTTTGACTTGCCGGGATCGTTTTACTGAAAACCACGTTGTCAAAGGTACCACCAGACTCAGGGGCCGTTTTAACCTCAACAACGACGGTCTCTCCTGCTCCAGTAGCAAGGCCAGCGGCCCCGGCAACAACATTTAACTGCACTCCACCCATCGCCTGAGGGAGCATAAACTCTGCTGATGTAACGGCCCCTGAGCTTGCAAGGTTTTCGTCATCAAAAATCAAGCCTTGAACGGAAAAAAGATCGCCGCTTCTCAGGTCTGTGTCTACTATTTCTTTACTCATGATAATAATTACCTATTAAGAAACAACGGCTTCTTTGCCGAAGGAAAAATTATAAGAGCCGACCAGAGGAATCCCGCCCCAGTCTGAGATCTGACCCGGATAGCTCATATCTTTTGGAGACATGATCAACGCTTTACGCTTGTAATAAGCGAGTGCGCCAAGTACTCGCGGATGCCCCATAATGACAGTGTCCGACATGTCACCCTCTACGGAGTAAATCATGTCATCAATCATTGCCTCTGTAGGCAGGGCCTTGAATCCGCTATCCTTAGTAGCATCGGCAGCAAGATCAATATTAACAATCGACGCGCCGTTATTGTCAACAAGCTGGAGTCCAAAGTTGCCTTTCACCCGCATTCCGTAGCCGGGGACATCCTCTTTCACATCGTACAGATTACCACCATTCAGGGCCATGAGGTCGAAAACCTCTCCATTTCCGAACCCTTTAGGGTTGTAAAGACCTGTGGTTACGCCGGGCTCCCACTTAACGCAAACGAGACTGTATTGACTATCAGCCGTCGCTCCGCCAGCAGAAATTTGATTGTCCAGTTCTGCGGCATAAGGGCGCAAGCTCTGGTAAATGAGTGCTTTCTCAAAAGATGAAGCTGTTTGCCTAATAACCAGCGGGAGCTTAGTAGCAAAGTACTTTTCCTTGCCTCCAAAGGCTTTTGCCTTGTCCTCGCCTACGATCATCTTTCCACCAAATACAGACAGATCGGTGTAATCAAGAGTTGAGGACACATCGACAGACGGGAGGGGGGCGTCCAGGCCATCAAGTTTTTTGAAAGCATCCACTGTCCCTAGCTTCTCAAAAACGTTTTTCAGCCCGTGTGACGCCTCTTGCATCGGGACACCTGCCCAGATCGGTGCTTTTTTAATAAAATCATTAACCAATTTTGCCTGCTTTGTTGCCGAGGCAATGGCTAATTCTCTAAAAATATTTTCCAAACTCATTTACAATTACCTCAGTTAACAAAAATAATCTTTATCAAGCAAAATTAAATAAAAAAAGCGGTGTCAAAAATAATCCAAGGGTCGATAGACCGGGATTAAAATCTTTGACACCGCTTCAGCGATACGAGGTGGGAACGGAGAGAGAACCACCCCTCATCAAGTTATATTGGAATCATATAATATTAATTATTATATGTCAATATCTTTTTTTATGAAAATGCCTCCCCTACCATATCCTCGTAGGTCGCCTCTTCACCGCCGCCAGGATTGTCACCACCACCGCCGCCAGGATTGTCACCACCACCGCCGCCTTTATAGTCAGCTTTCAGGATAGAGTCTTTTTCGGGGTGGGTATCAATCCATATCTTTGCAGCTTCGTCAATCTTAGCTGGTTTCCCTGGATCTGTGACTGAGTTTAAAACGTTTCCGGCCCGATCTGTAAACGTCCCATCCGGCTTGCAGTACTGCCCAAAGATTGCCTTCAGGTCGGCCTTGCTGTAAATGGTCTTCGCCAGCTCTTCCGAGCCAAGCAAAGCGGCCTCAATTCCCTTGTTTCTCAGGGTTTCAAGCTCGGTCTGTATCGGTTCAAGTTCGCCCTTGTGCTTCTCTTCAGCGGCTTTCAGGGCCGCCTGGACAGCCTCTTCTTGCCCCTTTAGCTTCCCGTCTTCATCCAGCAGATTCTTGACGGTGTCCATTGCTTTTTTGGCTTCCTTCAGGTCCATGCCCCCAACCTGAGCCCGAAGGGCTTTATAGTCAGACTCAAACTTATTCGCTTTCAGACGATTGTCTTTTGCCTCTTGCCTAATTGTTGGATTTTCCTTAAAAAAACCTTCAGCATTGAAATCAGTTTCATTTCCAGCGTCGTCAACCTGAGTAATCAGGATCTTGCCGCCAACCTCTTTAAAGGCGATTCCTTTTCCGTCTTCTGTTTTCTTTAGAGCCATTATTTTTTATTTCACTCCTTTTTCATGAATTCACGCTTGAAAGAATTGAATCCCCTTATCATTTGCAAGCAGGTATCATTATCAACGCCGTGCATTTTAAGCCAGTACGCTATCCCAGTAGTGCTGTGGTCAGTTTCGTTAAAAATATCGATAAGAAAAATCATAGATTCAGAAAACTGTGGAGCCTCAACCTTTTTTCCCAGCTTCCTTTCTATGATTCTCCTCGCTTTGATATCCTCAGCGTTATCTATTTGGTACTTGAGCTGTTTTGCAGCTTTTTTCCGATCTCTTCCCAGGCTCCTTGGTCAGCCTGAAACGTATCGGTTTCATTTGATATACTAACAACCCAAGCGTAAAAAGCCTCAAATTCCGGCATTGTGAGCAAGTTGAAAATGCTCTCTTTCGTTGATGCAATGGGGATCATCTGACCATTTTCCCCAGGCATTTCAAAACCAAAGATCTCAATCACCACAACGTCAGCCATCGAGCGAGCGAGTACGCGCCTGGAAATCCTTTCAATATTCTCTGTGTCGCCTTTCTTTTCGCAAGCATCAAGCTCTTTTTGGTAGCTGGCTTTATACTTGGCCAAGCTAGCCCGATGCTTTGCACTCATGTACTGAGTGACCACGGCACCACAGGTCTTGTTTTCATCATAAAAAACTTTGACACCTTCTTCCAATTTACCCTGGTCAATAGCTAGTTCCATGATATTCATGGTAATCATTCTCCTTTTTTAATTAACAGGTATATTATACATTTTTTCCAACTGCTTCAAAGTATAAAGCTTACTTGTCCTTTTGTCAACAATATCATTAAACCCGATCACTCCAGACCGCACAAGGT